GAACTGTCTGATGCGGCTGCACCGACTGTCACGGAAACATTTCCGCTTAATGTCTGATTGGTAGCGGTTCTTCTCTTGCCACCGTCACCACCGCCACAAGTATTGTTCAGAGAGGAATCTTTACCTTTCTGCCCACCACCGCAGACAAATACATCAGTAACTGTCGCAGCCGTAAACTGAAGTGTTCCGCTTGTCTTCGCATAGAACTCCCAGTTTGCACCACTGTGGTAGAAGTAGTAGTAAGTACCGCTGCCTGTGGTTGTATCCTTGTTGAATGTGATTGCAGACTGTCCTGTCGGAGTAAACTTGAAGTCGCACACAGACAGGTTGATTGTTGCGGAGTAAGAGGCATCATATGCACTGACATTGACAGATGCAGTACCGCTCCAACTTGAGTAAGTGGAACTGATCGAATAAGTTCCAAGCTGTCCTGCCGGAATAATGAATGTTGCCGTACCGCCTGTAGCTGTCTTGGATTCGCTGTGTCCTGTCTTGGAGATTGCGACAGTTGCTCCGGGGAATGTTGTGACAGTAAGTGTTGCCGTGTATGTGAATGTGGTGGAGTACGTTGCACCGAAAGAATCTATTGATACGTTACTGTTCTTCGTAACTCCGTCATACACACAGGTAACTGTCCATGTGCCGATAATCGGAACTTCAAGCGTACAAGTGCCTGTTCCTGTTACTGTGAGTCCTTGACATGATGCTGATATGCTTGCACCATCTGGAGCAGTAACGGAGATATAAGCCATGCCGCCTGATGTAATGTTGAAGATCATTTTGTTTCTGTCGGCACCTCAGGGAGTCCGGTTGCAATGCTGTTCAGAATAGACAGTATGCCTGCAAGCAAAGCAGACGAACCAACCACAAGCCAGTTGACTTCTTCAATGACAGCAGTTGTGCCGATAGTCGCAACAGCCGTCTGACAGAATGTACGCAAGGCTCTGATGCCTGCTGCTTTCCAAAACTCTTTAGTCATACTCATATCTCCTTTACTTGTTAATAGATAATAGTGCAATCCACATCGCACCGAAAGTCGCTGATACTGGAACAATCCACAATAAATGCCAAGCTGAAATCATTACCTTACCCTCTCAAACACCGCCACATAATTCCGTGTTGAATCACTCACCACGCACGTTCTGCAAATCAAATCTGTCTTGTCATAGAACCGAATCTCTGAACCATGCTTGTAAAATACGTTGTAGTTTGTGTCAACTATCATCACAGCATAGCAGACATATTTGTAACTGAAATGCTTTGTCTCCTTGCCGTTGGATTCGTCAAACTCGATGTATGCCTTGTCACCGACATGAATGTTCTCAAGTTTCCATTGACCACCACTGTTTCCCATTGATGCGTAATGGTTCGCAACCGAAAGTGTGCCGTAGGTTCGTGTCAGTTCTGCGTAATGCTGATGTGCCGACATCTCTTTGTAGGTATGGACTAAATCAAAATCAGCGTTGATACTTGGGATTCTGATTGTGCCGACAACATTATCAGCGTTTGCATAAACAGCCAAGGCAAGGCAGAGACAGATTAACGTGATGAATAAGAATGTTACAGCGATGTTTCTCATGTCAGGGGAGTGAGTTGGTAGATGGTAGTACCATATGTCGCTACTGTGCCATCATTGTCAGCCCCTGTGAAAGCAAAAATAAGGACTGGCGGATCACTTTCAGCCATGATTATAAATGCGTTAAATGACGGATAAGTGTAGATTTCATCTGTGAAAACCATAGTAACTTCTACATCAGCATATTCAGTCTCGCTTGAATATACTCTGTAAATGATTCTCTTGCCAGCTTGCCATGCCGCATAGATTTCTGCAACGGTTTTGTCCATCGTACCACTGTAATCCAATGATGTCGGAGTAAGCGTAACCACAAACGTCTGAAGGTCATCAATCCCACCCTCAATGTTGTTAAGGGCAGAGGAAGTAACTGTGTCTCCGCTTGTCCATGTCTTTTTCGTGTAACTCATTTCATATCTCCTTATGATTGAAGTTTCATCATGTCAGCTTTGCCTTGACCGACTAACGGAAGTGCATCTGTCGAATTCGTGATGATGTTGGACGGAATCGTGACAGCAACATCTCCAACATCTGCCCATATATTGTTATAGCCAAGAAGCGTATCAATCGGCGTAACAGATGTGAGATTGTAGGTTGAACCACCTGATGCAAGTGAAACACTTCCGTCTTCTGCGATTGTCAACGTACCACTTGTGATTGAGCCAGCTTCGGTTTGCCATAAGATTGATGTGGTTTCGCCATCGGTTGGTGCAACATATGTTTTCCTTGAATCACCAACACTAACCATAAATTCAGTTGTTGTCCAAAGATCATTAGCGGCACTTAAATTAGTTGAATGAACATAAAGCCATCCGTGTTCGCCCGTGTTATATGTTTTATCGGTATTATTTGTAAAACTATACTGGTCATAAACAGGCGTATTAACTGCAATGCTCCCCGTATCACCAAGTGCTAAAATATGCCCACTTGCATTCCCTGATTTTTTTTGAACGTGTATAGTCGTGTTTTTAGGCACAGGAATTGCAAAAACTCTTGCATTTGCGGCAGATGCTATTTTCCCTCCACTAATTTGCCCCGCTATTACATTGCTTGGCAAAGATGATGGGAAAATATTCTCCCCTCTTTGATATACCGTTGCCCCTGTAAACCCACTTTGAGAATCAATTGTTACAACAAGCGTTTTGATTGCCTTTGAAGCGTTTGCGATGAAGGAAACGATTGCTCCTGTGAGAGTGGTTAATCCACCGCCACCGCCGCCACCGTTAATTGCTTTCAGCCATATAAGTTTTTTAAGAGAACTCCAGTCTCTTGGAAAGCCAATATCAAACATGGCTTATTCTCCTTTGCGGTTAAGATTAGGTGCTACTGTCAGAACCACCAAACAAAGGCACAGCGTCACCCCATGCTCCTGTCTTTTCGTTGAAAAACGATACTGTGATGTCATCGGTAAACAGCGTAAATGAACCGTCTACAACACCCTCTGTAGGTCTGTTGTCTGCCTCTGAAGAATCACAGGCAATGTTTACTTCACGCATATTTACACCGTTCTCAACGCACTGAAGATTGTCAACTAAAATTCTCATATTATTCTCCTTATATACGGACGGTGGCGGTTAACCACCGTCCTAATTTTAACTACTCTCTGAACATGGACTGAAGCATACGAACTTCTTTTGCATGGTCTATGTGCTGTTCATGGATGTAATCGTACATCTCTTGCATACCTTCCGGGATTGTTCTTCCTGATTGCCGTACTTCCTCAATCATTCTGACTACCGCCTTGTGAAGCATTTCCATGTGTTTCATTTCCTCTAAAGACAAGGAGTAAAACAGTTCTGCAAGGGAAGTATCTTCATCCTTATGGTTCAAAGCACATCTTGCATACTTTTCCGCATCGTCCAGTTCTTCTCCAATCATCTTGGAGAGCTTCTTAATAATCTGCATATCATCACCTCACAGGGGAGATTGCTCTCCCCATTTGTCAGGTGGTCACAGCAGCCGCAGCAGCTGCCGGATATGCTACGAATCTACCGAGTGCATTCAGGATGTACTGGCTCTGTGCAGCATTGGACAGGTCATTCTGAGCCGTGAGATATTTGTTCTCAAGAGCATCATACTTATCCTGAAGCATTGCCGTTTTGATAGAACAACAGCACTGCTCCATCTGATAGCCGAGATTATCAATCTTGCTGCCGATAGTGTTGAACCCCTGAATCGCATTGATGAGGTTCGTGTTGTTCTGCGACAGCATCGCCATCGTCTGATCCTGGATGAGTCTTGCTGTCTCATAGTTGTTGTTGGCACTGGACAGGAGTATGTCACGAAGGCCGGACTGTACACTCTGGTCATTGATTGCCGACTGTACATACTCTGTTGTTGCCACATTCGGTCTGCCGCCTCCGCCAAAGCCGAGTCCGCCACCGAACAGGATTGCGATGATCAGAAAAGCACCAAGCCAATCTGATCCGAAGAAAGAAGAGCCGCCATTTGAGTTCATGATTTTTACCTCGTTTAAAAATATATTTATATCTGCCGACATTCCGGACTGCCTGCCGATATATCTGGTTGAGGCTCCTCTTACTCTCTCTTCTCTATTTACTTGTTAATCATAGGATTGATCGCCTGATCAATTTGCTTGGTTACATCATCTATGCTTACGCCATTCTCCTGTGCCAGTTGCTGTGCTGAACCCATCAAATCATCAAGATTTACTTTCTTCAGTTGAGGATGACTATTCGCAAGGTTCTTCATAAATTTTTGTGGAGATTCTCCACGCATTGCACAACCTACGGCCTGCAATAAAATGTTTATCCAACTTCCTCCGCCTCCGCCAAGTAACTGAAACAAAGAACTCATGTGTCATCCTTTCCAAGAAGTCCTCTGATTTCTTCCTTGAAAGATTCAAAGTCCTTCTTTGTGACAACTTCGTCTCCGTTTACGGAATTAACTCTTTCCCACTTGACATTGCTTCGGAAGATGCTCTCCACTCCGTTTGCGTCTTTCTTCAGAGTGTAGACGTATTCTTCCTCATCATCTGCGACAATGGCAGAGGAGTTAGCAGGCATACTCTGTAGGAACTGTGTTGCTCCCTTGAGTCCTGTCACTCCTTTTACCTGCATCTGTGCAGGCTGTTCAGGAGTTAACTGCGGTTGGGGGAATGGGGTTTGCAATCCGGCAATCTGATTCTGTATTGCCTTTAGCTGTTGGTTGTAATCGGGGTAATACATCGTTTCTCCTTTCGGTGATGATTTACTACCCCATACTCTCTCTTCAGTTGTTACAGTATTTCAGACGGAACTTCTCCTGTCCGAGCTATTGCCCTCTGCATTGCACCGTTACCGCTGCCTGTAGGTATCTCCATCTTACCTTCTACCTGTTCAGCCATCTCCTGTGGAACAAGTGCCTGTTCATCATGACTGCCCTGCGGCATACCACCGCCAATAGGAGCAGACAATCCCTGTGCATCCTCTCTTGCTCTGACAGCTGCAAGGAGTTCTCCCTTCTTCGGTACAAAGTCCTCAGGCAGTCTGTCAAGATACTCGGATGTGAGGATTCTGCCGTTCATCAGCAGATTGTCCATCGTCTGAATAGATGCTGTCTCGCTCCAGTAGGTAGAAGCACCGACATCCAATTTCAAAGTGAACGGATGATTTGCAAGCTGTGAGAAGTCAAACATCACAGTCACAGTCTCCGGCACAGGCTGTTGAACGAATCTATACGAATCTGCTTCCATTGCGGTAGGCGGTACAAGTACAGGTCGTGTTCCGTAGTTCACTGTCATCATGTCAAGATAAATTCTCGACATATCCTCTACGCTGTCACACCAGTTCTGCTTCGTCAGTTCATGCGGTGTATTGGACGCTCTCTGCAATGCGATGATTGCCGAAGTGTTGTCCGGCCTTGTATCACCCATTGCCACAGCGGTAGCACCCATGTTCTGCTCTGCCATCTCAACGGCAAGCTGAAGCAGCTGAAATACCTGAGGCTGAATCGGTGCAGGATCAATGTTCTTCGCAACATTGTCTACGTTTCCTGTTACAGGAATCGCAGCACCTACCGCATTATCCCACCGTCCTATCCTTGTCTTGTCATAGATCACTTTGCCAAATGCGGAACGCATGAAACTCAGCTGAATCAACGCCCACATCTTATTGACAAATACCTGGTTTGGAATAAGTCCGGTGATCATTGCTTCTCCGTGATAGGAGTCTTTGATCGTATCCCAGTTCAGCCAGGAGATAGGATACAGATGACATCCGGTATCCCACGGCTCTCTGATCTCACCGCTCTGTGTGGACTCATACGCCCAGATGGTATCAGTCTCTTCGTTCCGGTACAGAGTCAAGAGAGTGGTGACTTTGTTAGTGCCTATCTGATATTCTTTTCTGTCAACACTGCGAATCTCTTCATCAGGCTGAATGTTCTGCCAGTCTTGAGAACCGTTTGCTTTGGCTCTCTTCTTCGCATCCCTTACAAACTCACGGCTTGAGATGATGATGTATGGCTGAGACTGTACGTCTCTGTCCTGTGGGTTGCCGAAGAAAACTCTGTCATTCTCAATGACTTCTGTCTCAATCGCACCCATGATCTCCGCTCCACCGTTATACATTCCGGTGTGAACATCAGGATTCCAGTACGAATACAGACATCCGTCACCATCGACAGCTGCATTTCTTGCCAACGCCCTTGCAAGCCTTGAGATGTTGTTCCTCTCAAACAGGCTCTGAAGTTCAGCATTGACAACAGCTACTATTCTGTCGGCATACTCTTTGTCTTCAATGCCTGCCGCTGCCATCATGGTAGCAAGAACCGTGATTCTGTCTGATGTGATCGAAGCAACGATGAAGCCTACAACTCTCTTGAGGAAGTTGTATACAGGAGTCGGCAAACCATTACTGATTACCCCTTCCCACTGCTTGCCTACATAGAACT